CCCGCACAAACCTAGCCACCATAGCATTCCAGCTAGGCGGTGGGATCTGCGTCATGCGGAACTCAAGCTCGCGTGATTTTGGCATTTCATTGATGAGATCTTGGATCTGCGAAAAAAACTGCGGGCCATGGAAAAAGGCCTCAGCTTGCGCGGAGGCAATGGCCGAAGCCATCTGCTCTTCAGCACTGACACTGTGCGACGGCACAGTGTAGCACAGCATCTTGTAAATGCTCCTTCGATCAAGTGCAGCCACTTTCATGCCAGGAAACGCTTCGTGGTCCACAAACTTGCGCTTAAGGAAGGTGACTTCCCCAAGAGGGATGAAAGGTCTTGAAGCAGCATCTTTCTCCGCCATGGTGTAAGTGATACCAATAGATGCGAACACTGACTGTATGGCGGTGTGATTGTATTCTGGGCGCTCTGGGTGAACCTTGAGGTACACATCATCACCAAGCGTGTTGCAAAACACTCTCTCAAAAAACTCTTCGGCAAGCGCATAGTATGTGTCGTAACTAGCATTCTTAGCATACACAACGACATATGCGTACATGTGGAGCAACACATTTGCGATGCAATTGAAAAATGTGGTGAGCTGTTGGCCGGAGGCCTCACCACCAAGAAGTGTGATCAATTCACCAAAGAAATTTATGGTAGCATTGCTAATGTCAGCAAGTTCCACACGGAGTGCCATGAGTTCCTCTTCACTGTAGTTGTGTGAGATCGTCGCGACCCACTCGATGACCTTACTAACGGCCTTGCTGATGAGAAGCCCAAGGGCACTTTCAAACGCCTTGAAATCTCCAGCAATCCAATTGTCCCCAGGAATTCGGAGGGCCGCCTTGTGCAAATCATCCCACTCTTCCGAATGCGTATTGAGACCCACGGCGATACAGAAAAGATCTCGCTTCCTGATCATGACCCTGCACATTGAAACGGTGCTCATGCGCATATTGACGAGGAAAGCAAGAGGGCACATGTAGATACAACGTGCTCTACCAGCTTCCACCTTGGCTCTTGAAAGCATCTCGTTCTTCCAACAAGCGTCATATATGGCATGTGGTCGCTCGCCACGGTACATGCGCTCACGCATCTCATCTATCTCGATCAGTGTACTTGCGTCAAATTCGCGATAGCTGTCCCACACATCATGCTCTTTGGGCTCGCTGAGAAACTGTAGCTTCGGACCACGCTTTCCATGTCCCGCAGAGGTGCTGTGTTTTTGAGCATCCACATTGGGCACCCTGGGCATACCATTGACAGCCACACTGATCGGCACTGGATGAATGTCTTCAAGATCAACATCGTCGAGACCATTCGATATGCGCATTTGGAAGGCCCGCACACACGCGCGGACTATGAGCTCGTCCATGCTGTGTGTGGGGTGCAGGTAGTTCTC